TGAAACAACAGTATGGATTATTGATCGCATCAATGGATGCTCAAATAAAATCCTTAACACTTCATATCGAAAGATGTGATAAAGAACGTCTTGAACTTTATATTCAAAGTACAAAACAAGACCAGAAAATTGAACACCTTCAACAAGAAATCAACTCACTGAGGAAATAATGGGTATACTACCACAACCATACAACACAAAGCTGCAATCCCTAGCCGATCTAGCAACACCCGCATCGACTCAGCTACTTGCGATGAATTCGAGTGGTGCGGTGGTGGATGGATCAGCCAATCCAGTGATTACTGGCAATCTTGCGGTTGGAATTGGGACCGCACTCGCCCCCATCCATGTTGGGAACCAAGCACTCAACAACAGTGTTGATCCGGTCGTGCTTTGCAGTCGTGTCATGGTTGGGACTGGTAACTCCCACGGATTTTCCGATAGTTCGACGTTCAAAAAAAATGCTGGCACGGCGTACAATTCTTTTGATGGTCGGATCATTTTCGGTGAGTCCGGAGTAGCTACAAACTATGACCACTACGCTGCATTTCAGTCTGCACCAGATTGCGTCGGGTCTGGTGTAAACTCCTACATGTACGGTCTTTACTCAACTGTTATACAGAGTGCTGGCACGACTACAAATGTCTATGGGGGGTATGTTGCGAATGCGACTGGAGCTGGCACTGTTGTTAATCAATACGGTTTCTACGTATCGCAACTAACAAAAGGCACAACTCGCAATTACGCTATTTACACAGACGGAAATACTCCGAGCTATTTCGGTGGTGCCGTTATTGTTGATTCGTATTTAAGCATGACGACCTACGTCGAAGCCGGAACGTTTATACGTGCTCCAAGGTTGGCAGTAACGACAGGAGGTACGTTTCTTTACGGTATCGATGCAACGAACATGGGGTTGGTTACAGCTGGCGGAGCGATGGCTAACTTTCGAGCTAAAGGATTATCCGCATCTGACTCAGACACAGAGTCTATACCGACCAACGGCATATACTCGAAAGGCGATGTTAAAACCGCTGGAGAAATACTAGGATCGGCAAGCACAACCACGAGGGCGTCCGTGAATTTACCGCATGGGACCGCACCTACATCGCCAGTCGATGGCGATATATGGACAACTTCGGCGGGGTTGTTCGTGCGTATCAACGGAACAACAATCGGACCACTGAGCTAACCCATGCCAACCCTCACAGACCTAGCAGGCCGAACGGCAACTACCCCCCCCGCGTACTCAAAGGTACTTCCAACCCAATGACTAGACCTAACAGCAACTAATTAAATCTTTTAAGGACTAATATGTTACTAGTTTTACCATTATTACCATCAATGAGTCCTACTATCAATTTGTTTAGTAGGACAGCAGATGATGCTGCACCTGATACTACACCAGTAAATGGTAGCCCTATTGCTGGAACAGCAATTACTAACAGACCGGGACATTTTCAATTTAGTCTAACAGGAATAGCAGCAGGTGACTATGTAGTTGTCTCTGCAAATCCTATTGGAACATGGACTATCAGAATCACAGCAACACAAGTGTTAATTTCTGATACCTGGAATGATCTTGAACAAACTCAGATCACAATTTCCCCTCTTAGCTTTAACATCACACCTAGTGCTGTATCTGGTAGAAATAGACTTACATTCTACAATAGTGGTGAACACCCAATCACTATTACCAGAACAGACGGACAAAACTTCGATGGTACTTCAATGACATTTGTTATTGAAAGGTCAGATGGTAGTGATTTAGTTAGAGTAACAGGGCTAACTTCTCTCACCAATAGTGTAGCAGTTACCATACCAGCTACTGCTTATAATGCTGGACCAGATAAAAAATGGTCTCTCAGAAAAGCAAGTAATGACCAAGTAATCTTACATGGTCCTGCTATTATGGAATACGTTGCAATCGAGGATTAACATGAGCCTTGCTGATGAACTCAAAGAAATCAATGATGTTATCGGTCCCAAGAGGATTAAAACTCCTAACATTGAGACCGAAGATCATGATTTAAAAGATCTACTTGAAGTTCAAAAAAGAACTACTGTAGTCAAACCCCATTTCTCTAACTTTGCTTTTACGAAAGTAATACCGAAAGGAGGTTGTAGTTGTGAAGATTCCTCTAGTCAGTCAAGTTGCCAATAGAGTTTCTAACTTTTTCCGCAACAGCTCTACTAAGAAGGAAGCTTATAACGAAATACCCAGAGACAGATTCAGGGTTATAACTCGACATCCTTGGGCAGTTAGAAAACTTGTTAGTGTTTCATTAGAACAAGATCAAGAAGGTAGTCACTATCACGGTATTCTAAATACAATCTCTAATGATTGTATTGGTCCTTGTCCGATCATTATTGGACAGACTGCTGAATACAGTGTTAATATTGACATCGAACAGAAATGGTTAAAGTTCTGTCAACTCAATGAAATAGGAACAGCCTTTCGACTCCTCAGGAGAGCAGCAGCCAAGACAGGTCTTGCTATTGGAATCCCGTATAAGATAACTCATGCTTTCGCAGACGAAGTAAAATTAGGATTAAAGGTTCTGTCATCAGAACGATTGAACAATCCACCCATCGCTCGATTGCTAGAAGATAATATTTATGACGGAATCAAGTACGACGCTAATTGGAATCCTGAACACATTTGGATAGACACTGGTGAAGATTATCGTGTAGACGACATTCTTTTCTGGTGGAAGAAAAAAGATGAAGCTTTGTTACGTGGAATACCTGAGTGTAGTCCAGCACTATGTATCTTCCCTTCTGTGCAACGATATTTAACAGCATTAGTAAGATCAGCAGAATTCAAATCCTGCATCCCTGTTGTTGTTAAACTCGATCCACACGTTTGGGGTAAAGCAGATGCAATAGCTGACGGAACACCAACAGGTATGTGGGAAATGGAACCAGGTCAAATACCTACACTACCCCCAGGAACGAGCTTGGAGAGTTTAAGTAACTCAGGAACGTCAGCAGAAGATATCAATGCTATTGATGCAATGGTAGGATCTGCTGCTCGCTGTGTTAATATGCCATTGAATTTAGCTATTGGTAACAGTGCTAAGTTAAATATGGCAGCTTCCCAAGTAGATCTTGGTCCTTGGAAAAACACTGTGAAGATTGATAGAGAAGAATTCTCTGTTGTGATTCATAGATTTTTCAAGATGTGGTTAACGATGGGCAGAATGACCAAAGGTTATTTCAAAGAACTTACCAACAAATATATTGATGCAAATGATGTATCATATAGTATTGGTAATGCCCAATTGTTCTCCCATCCTGATCCAAACAAAGTAGCATCCAGTCGTTTAACTGACTTAATTAGTGGTGCAAACACCTTAACCAGACTTTATGCAGAAGATGGATTAAATGCTAAGAGAGAACTCACAAGAGAAGCCGAACTTATGGGCATCACTTATGAAGAACTCTGCAAAATAATCTTATCTGCTCGTTCATCAACTTCAATTCAAATCATTCACAATGAAGAAGCAGCCACCAGCTCAACAGCCACCGACGACGAATAGTGGTCGTCCTTCTTCTGATGTTCTTGAAATTCAACTATCTAGTCCCACTTCTGCATCAAAAACAGAAAGTGGATTGACTAAGTTGAGTTTCGAAGGATACTCGGGAGCACCTGTTGATCTTAGTGATTATGGTTTACAACATCCGATGATCTATGATTTAGCAGGAATCAAGTTTAAAAACAAGATTCCTATTCTTGCTGAACATTGGCATCCGATTGGTCATACAACCAATATCACCAAGACAGAAAACAGCTTATCAGGTGAAGGTCTAGCTTCCTACCCAGGAGAAGCACGAGACCAGATCATCGAAGCTCTTAACAATGACTTTCCTTTTGAAGCATCAATGGGTCTTAGAGCTATGCGTAGCTCTATTACACTTCTTGCTGAGAAAGAAAAGAAAACCATCAATGGTCGTACCGTTGAAGGACCAATGTACGTAGCAAATTCAGCGGTACTCCGAGAAATGACTATCACGTTAATGGGACGTGACAGCAACACAGAATTCACCACCAAAAATTCAGAGGTAGTAAGTTTACTAAACAGTATGGACCCACAAAACCCAACACCAACACCAGCTCCAACACCAGCTCCTGCTCCTGCTGCACCACCTGCACCAGCTCCAACTGCTCCAATCAACAATGCTGCTCCACCAGCTCCATTGACTGTACCAACAAGCAACAAAGACTTGTTCAAGCTAGCTAAGCTCTCGATGGCTTATCCAGCACATGCTGACAAGATCGAAAAGATGTACGAAGAAGGAAAGAGTGCTACTGATATTGAAAACAGTATCAAACTTGAGCTATACGAAAACAGCCTTCCAAAGATGCCTGACATCAAGAACGGTGCAAAGAAAGCTGAACAAGAAATCACCATTCGATTCGCATTGTCAGCAGGTGTCTCCCCAGAAACACTTGATAAAGCTGGCTACGATAAGAAACTTATCGAAAATGCAGACAGTGATTACAAGTGGTCATTTGTTGAATCCTTGGTAAACATTGCTAATGCTTCTGGTGGTCGATACACTGGATTCAGCGACGTTGAAACCATGTGTAAGTTCATCAAGAACAATTGCAATAACTCGTTGCAATTCAACAACACTGGTGGATTCAGCACATTCGATATGCCAAACTTGTTCCAACGAGTCACTGACTTCATGTTGGAAGAACGATGGGCACTATCAGCACCATTCGCTTTGTCGGTTTGCGAAGAAGATTCGAACAAGGACTTCCGCAAGAAGCAACAAGTTCGACCTGGTGGTGGAGAATTGTGGGAAGAAATTTCCAATGAAGGAAAGCTTTCACATGCTCAATTTGGAGAAGAATCGAAGTACGAATCTGATCTAAAGACAATCGGACAAGTAGTTAGCTTCGACCGTAGGACAATCGTTAACGATGATATGGGAGTTATCTCCCGATTGTTGTCTGCAATGGTTGAAGGAGCTATCTACAATCCAGACGTTCAACTCGGTAAGTTGATGCTTGCACAAGAAGCTGCTAACGGAACTTTCTGGGTAAATGCTGATAACAGTCGTACAGGTCTTGCTCTTAGCCGAATTAACTTGTCCACAGCTTATCTTGCAGTTCAAGACTACATTGAAACTCGTGGAACCAAATCAATCAACCAAATGTTGAATGATCGTTGGACACTCATCACAGGTCCAACCTTGGAAGAAACAGCTTGGGATATTCTCAAGCAAGATCGTATCGTCAATGATACGACAGCTAACACCAAGACAGGAGATAAGAACTTCTGGTTTGGTAAGATGGACTATGCTAAGTTCCTTCAAATGTCGAACACTAGCTTGCTAGGTTCTGGTACATTCGTGGCATCAACATCATGGGTTCTGTGGCCTTCTTCCAAGAAAGCATCACCATACACGATCAACTTCCTACGAGGCAAGAAACGACCAACAATCGAATCTATCGACCTCCCAGGAGACATGCTCGGTATGGGTGTACGAGGATATTGGGATGTCAAGATCAACGAACGAGAACGACTCTTCATCTTGCGAGCCAAGGCATAGTCAGTTTGACATAAGTTGTAGTGAATCATCTAAGATATTCACAACAAATTATCATCAAACTCTGAGGATATTTATTTAAATCCTCTTATAACAAATTATGATGTAGGGATGGTGGTCGATGGGCCACCTCCCTTGCAGGCTTGCAATAGTTGCTATCACTTCGAATCAGTATTAGTTACACCCTCAACGTGTAATGATAAGATCAAAGACAAATACTATGGTACTTGTCGCAACAGTTTACAAATTATTGATAAATCTTTCGTCTCAGAAGATCTAGATGCCACTTGTTGGAATTTCTGTCTGAGGGAAGATCTTCTGAAGCTCAAAATTCAAAGACTTAGGGATCAAAATGGCATTAGCAGTAACAGGGTACACAGACAGTAACTGGATCACAAAGAAAGGTCCAATCGGTTACATTCGTCAACATTCAGGGTTGTTAGTTCCTTACTACAATCCATCGTCAACACTTGCATTCCTTGCAGGTGAACCTTTGGTTTGCAATCAAATGGTTTGTGTTTGTTCAAAGATGATTCTACCAAGTAAGATGGGTGAAGTTTACACAAACTGGATTTGTGACTTCATGCTTGATCCAGCTCACTCAGGTGACATTCTTGCTAACGCATCGATTTGGTGGTCATACGATGTTGATGCAATCACAGGCAATGAAGGAGCAGCAGTTGCTTCTGCACCAACTAACGGATTCCTTCTTGGTCGTGCAGTAGCTAAGCACGAAGATCCAGTTGACGGATCGAACAAGAAGAAAGTAGCAACCACTGGTTCAGTATGGGTTCGAGTAGCTTCGATCCAAGAACCATACGTTGCTATCGGAACCATTCCGGTCACATTCAACTGATATGTTTTTAAAAACATCTTCGATGTTTTTATAAAACATGCCTAGCACTTGAAGCATTCAACATAAGTTTAACAGGAATATTATGAGTAAACTACAACGAGCAATTGATAAGCTAGTAGAGCATGTGAGCAATCATACAGCTCTCGATGCTACAATTCAATTTAGTGAACTCAGTGAAGAAATTCCTGTTAAACTTACCCCAGTGGATTTAATTTCACTTCTTGATTCAGCAAAGATTAAAGTATCTAGCCAGACATACAAATTTCTCATATCCAGATCTGATTATGATTCCTTAAATTTGGCAGCAAATAGAGGTTACATAATCAACATCAATGGTTTGAAATTTCAAACTGTTCTTGGTAATAAAGGTACTGTGGTTGATAACGACAATCACAATGGTTTCATGGTCATTTCAGCAAACGTAATTCAATGAGTCTATTCTCACTAGCTACAAGTATAGTTACAAATCTAAACACATCCCCAGAAAATCATTGGGGGACGATCAAAGTTCCAAATGATCTTAGGGCAATCCTTGTGTTAGATCCAGACGTTCTGTATTCAGTTAGAGAACGTAGACTCTTTGTTATGCCAGTTCAACACTTACCAATAGAATTCGAAGGTAGAACTTCAAGTCGAACACAATACTTAATGAACTATGTATTTAGTGTTGGACTACTACTTCCTCTTGATTCATTCAAGGACGAAGATGTTTCTGCTGACGGTAACATTGCTAGTGCATTTGAGTTATGGGAAAAAGTTGATACTTACATTATCAAAAGTATTCCAGAACCTTACATGCTCAAAGATGTTGTTCCTGAAGCACCTGTTGAAATTGAAATGAACCAAAAGAACTTTTTAGTCTTAACTGAATTTACGGTAGAAACAAATAGGTGCGTCTAATATTTTCATAAACTCTTGCGAGCTTTATGAAAACATTGTCCTCGTTCACTCGGAGTCTCGATGTCACTTAAATGGTTCTTCAAAGGAGTCTTTTACTCCACCAAGTTTAATGCTAGTGTTCAAAAATCAAAGCAAGCTGGTCTACAAAGATTAGCTGCATACATTCGTGGTGCTACGATAAGATCACTACGAATATCCCAAAGAACATCAGCCCCAGGAAAACCCCCGTATGCCAAAACAAGAGGGGGTTTAAGGATTATTCAATATGCTCTATATCGAAATGGAGCAATCATTGGTCCTGTGAAATTTCCTGGGAGTGATTTCTTTAACAAACCAGTACCACACATTCATGAGTTTGGTGGTACATTCATGAGTAGAAAAGGGTTTGCTCAGTATCCCCAAAGATCGTATATGAGCTATACCCTTCAACAACTTCAAAAACGTGGAGCAATATCAAGAGAATATTCTGTTGGTATGGCTCGACAATGGTCCTAATATTTTTATAATTCTTACAGAAGCTGTAAGTTTATAAAACTATTCCCCGTTTCATTTCAAAGGAAAAACGATGGATACATCTACCGATTTAACCTTGTGCAATCGCAAAGGTAAAGACATGGCTCTCTACTATGACACAGCAAATGCTGCTGATTGTGCAACACCTGTTTGGGTTTTTAATAAGGCTGTGACTGGAGACGTTGATGTCGCCGATACAGCAGACAAAGAAGAACAAACTTCACGTGATCCGGCTATCAAGTACAAGCAGTACAGCCAATCACAACCTGATCTTGAAATCACTGGTGAAATGTTTGTTGATCCTTTGTATGAAGGATACTCTTACTTCAACTCGATGAAAGTAACAGGCAGTCCAAAGAACATTCTTGTTCTAACATTTGGAATCTCTGTTGTTGGTTCGGTTGGATTCAAGGGTAAGTTCAACAACTACGATACCTCGGTTAAAGGACCAGAATCAGGACCAGGACGAACACAGTTCAGTTTTGCTCCTGCTGCTTGCGTTCTCTCTGGTTGCAATATCACCACGGTCGAAGTAGCTGTAGCTAATGCTATTGCAACATACGACCCAGGAACATTCGTAGCAGCATCAGCTTTCATGATGGCTGAACCAATGTCTCTTGGCATGGAAATCCAAGAGAGTGCAGTTTACCGAGGATTGAATAACACCAAGTCGGATATCATCTACACAGATGTTGGTCCTATCATCAAGTTCCTTGGTGTTGAAAAGACTGATGCTTTGTTGGACAATCTGGTTGAAGCAAGTTATATTCCAACAGGTATTGTATCTGCTCGTCGACTATCGAAGATTCGTCCAGTAGGTACTGGTGAATTTGATCGAGTAGCTTTGCTCAAACTTCTGGACGAAATCGTTCTGAATGACAAAGCAGTTGAAAAGAAAACAAAACAAAAAGCAAATGAAGCACCAAAAATCTAGAGTCCGTCAACTCTAACTTTGCTCTTGCTTTCACAAATGTTTTAGGGTCAGAACTAATCTTACTAGGTATACAGTGTGTCTTGACGGGGATACAGTATATTTAGTAAGATTAGTCCTGGCCCTAAAGCTATGAATAGGCACATTTTTTAGACTTTTTGGAGTTATTATGTATAGTTACTCAGCAACTATTGTTCGAATACTTGATGGAGATACAGTTGAAGTCAACATTGATCTTGGTTTTCAAATCATGTTTCGACAAATTGTAAGACTATATGGAATCAATGCTCCCGAAAAGAATACCGATGCAGGCAAAGTAACAATTGCTAGAATCAACCAACTCATTCCCTCAGGAACAGTTGTTCAGCTTGATACTATCAAAGACAAAAAAGAAAAGTATGGTAGATATCTCGGTATTATCTACCTAAACAAACTCAACATTGCTGTACAACTAATTAATGAAAACTTAGCTGTACAACAGTATTATAACTAACCCGTCAATCCTTTGAAAGACCGTCACAAATGGCAAAAGAAATTGTTCGTTACAAACTTGGTACCTATGAAATCATCATTGAAATCAATCTCTCAGAATCACGTAAGCTAGAGAAACAATTTGGACTTAAATTAGCAGACTTCTTTGTTGATAACGAAAAGACAATGGAAGCAGTCCAAAAACTGATTCTTGAAGATGAATTCACAATTGACTTGCTATGGTATTACTTCAGTAATCAACACAAAGTTACTAGAGAAGTAATGGAAGAACAAATAACCAGCCTTGATCTACTCGATCATTTCAGAGAACAATTCTGGGCTGCTGTTATAAATTTTACCTCAGCCCACAAAAAGAAAATACTTCTGGACTTGTGGGACCAGGTGAAAAAGCAGATCAAGAAGTTCGATGTAGCAGAGATGATATCGAATGCGTCATCCTTAGAGTTAGAGGAAGAGGAATTGACGTCGACTCCCTTACCCTCGGAGAAATTCTCTACATAGAGACCGAAGCATTCAACAGAGATAGAACATACTGGGCATGTTCAGCACAAAATGCAGCACTACTACCACCACAACCACCATCCCCAGGAAAAGGTGTAGCCAATCTAACGGCAGCAGTTAATAAGTATAAAGGCCAGACTTGAGCCAATACTTATTAAAAGCTCGAAGAGTTTTAAGAAGTATTAACACATGTTTTTATAAAGTAACGAAGTTACTTTAAAAAAATATACGAGGACAATCATGACAAGACGAAGTATAGAAGCAGGCAAGGCAGTTATCGTTGTTGATATTCTAGACAAAGCTAATGCTTCGTTTAGTAAGCTCACATCAAAAATGATGGCTAGTGCTAGAGGACTTCGTAATCTTGGTCAACAAGCTGCTGGGGTTGGACTTCTCTCTGGTTTAGTATCTCGAAGTGTTATCAATAATTTTGTTGAATTTGATGATAAGATTCTTAATTTAACTGCTAAATTAGGAATCTTTGGTGTTGAATCAGATAAACAAAAAGCAACAATCAAAGATTTATCAAAAACAATCATTGATTTAGGTAGGGTAACATCTTATACAGCATCACAAGTAGCTGATGCTGCAATTTCTCTCGCTCAAGCTGGATTTAGTGCTACTGAAATTAAGTCTAGTCTTAAAGCAGTTCTTGATCTAGCTCGTGGAACCAATTATGCTCTTGGAGATACAGCGGATTTATTAGCTAACGTAGTACGTTCTTTTAAAATGTTTAAGCCAGGCGACAGTATGGCTGCATTAGAAGCAAACAAAGACACAATGACTTATGTTTCTTCTATGTTAGTTAAAGCTACTCGATTAGGAACAATTGAAATCCAGGATCTTCGAGAATCATTTAGGTACGCTACAGGTAATGCTGCTGACTTAGGTGTTAAATTATCAACAGTTCTTGGATTGCTTGTACAAATGTCAGAATCAGGACTTAAAGCAAGTCTTGGTGGTACAAGTATGAACGTAGCTATGGAAAACTTTCTTAAAAACAGTCAAGCTATAAAAGAACAATTACCTGAATTTAGTATATCTACGGATAAAAAGGGTAATTTTGATTTTACAAAATCTCTTGCTGATTTGTTTAAGGCTACTGAGAAATTTAGTAAAGTACAACGTACCATCTTATTTGGTGATATCTTCAATATTCGTGGAAAACGAATGGTATCATCTGTTCAAGATATGGAACGAGTAGAATTCTTTATTAAAGAAATACAAGCAGCAGCACAAGAAGGACCATTAGCTGCGGCAAAAATGGAATCCGGTATTGGTGGTGCTATTCGTAGATTAATCAATGCTTTAGATACGCTCAACATTGCTGCTGGATACACTTTTAATGAAAGTGCTATAGCAATGGCTAACTTTGCTACAGTAGGAATACGATCGTTAGAAAAATTCACAGCATCACACAAATTACTTGTCGGAGCATTAATTTTTAGTCCAGTAATATTCATCGGTATTGCTGCTAGTGCTATGATTCTTTCTGTAGTCCTTGCAAAACTTAGAACAGTTCTCATAGGATTAGCCTCAGCATTCAATGGACTCAAAAGATTCGGGGGATTCCTGGGTGGTAGCCTAAAGAATACAGGAGGTATGATTGCTGGCATGGTAAACAACCGTGCTGCCAAAGCAGGATTAATAAAGAAACAAGCTGAAAAAGTAGCTAAGATGGAAGCAAAGATTAATGCTTCTGTTGCTGCTGCTGCCGCAAAGAAAACTCCTGCTGGACAAGCATCTGCATTAGCTAAAGTTAATGCTAGTAAGAAGATGGCTGCATTTAAAGCAGAACAAGCTAAGCTAGCAGAAATGACTAAGAAAGCCAAACCAATGGCAGCACTTAGTCGAATGGGATCAGCTATTGCAGGTAAAGCATCTGCCCTTAATAATGTTCGTAAAGATCGAGCAGATATTAAAGGACAGATGAAACTCGAAGCAGTTCTGCAAAAGAAGAATCTACGGGATACTATTGCAGCCCAAAAAGCAGTCAAAGTTAAAGCTGGTGTAGAATTACCTCACCAACAAAAGATGAATAGTCTGATTAAAAATCGTGAAGTTATGGCTTTACACGAAGCTAAACTTCATAAAAGAAGAATGGCTGAATCAGCTAGATATGTTGGTCTAGTAGGTAAAGCTGACAAAAAGGTTATGGATTCGTATAGAAAACAAAATGGAATTCTACAACAAATCCAAATCAAAGCAAAAGAAGAAATAGCAAACAATGCTCGTGCAGCTAAGTTTAACTCAATTCAAGAGAAAACATATGATAGATTGTATGCTATTCGAAAACGTATAGTAGAATTAGATAAACCTATAGATCAAATTGTTGGGGCTAAAGATGGTAAGAGAACTCCTCTCACCCAGGAAAAGCTCAAACAAATGGAGATAGCTCGACAAAAACAACTGGTTGATCTAAAAATGAGAGAAGCTAAGATGGCTTCAATTGTTAATGCTAAATCTGCAACCCAATCTAGTTACTTTCAAAAACTAGAGAAAAGTCAAACTACCAGAGTCAATGCTTTACAAATGCAAGCTAGTTTAAGTGCTAAACTTGATCTAGCAGACAAACGAAGTAAACAAATTGACAAAATGAAAGGAATTCATAAAGAAGAAATAGCAACAAAGAAACACATCATTTCTGCTGATCGACGTATTGCTGTACAGAAAGCACAGATCTCTTCTAGCAAAAAATTAGCTATCATAGATGCTCAAAGAGCTAGAGCATCAATAGGTGCTCAAGGTATGGCTAATAATGCTATGTCTCAGAAAAGGGTGGCAGCAGCAGGTCGTGCAATGAAAGGTGCTAGCTATATGAAAACCCTGTTTTCAGGAGCTAACATGGCTAAAACTTTTGCTACTATGGGTAAAGGAGTTAGTATGATTTTTAATCTTAGCAAATCATTTGCTATATTAACTTTCAGACTATCTCGATTTGTGTTTAGTTGGAACTTTGTTGGATTAGCTTTCAATGCTCTTCTTTTGTTTGGTCATAAAATTCCATTCATTAGAAAAGCATTTGAAGATATTGGTTCTGGTTTTGGTGCAGCTTTTGCTGAAATAGGAAAGATAGCTACTTATGCAGCACCCGCTCTTAAACTCTTTGGGATAGCTTTTGAAGCATTCTTGAAAGGGGATACACAGATCGGTGTTGCTGCTGTTAGTGCTGGTTTTTCTGGATTGGTAAGTATCATACAAAATCAACTTACTGCCGCATGGAATGCTTTTGCTGCTAAAGTTTCTGGGATATGGGTTGTTATCGAACAAATTGGTACAGTTATATGGGCTACTATTGATGCTTTGTTGAAAGGCTTAGGTAGTATTGCATCTACACTTGCAGGACCATTAATGCAAGGATTAACCGGAATGTTTTCTGGTGGAGGTAACTTTGCTGATAGTTTCAAGACTGTTTTCTATGCTATAGCAATCGGTCTAAATCAGTTTGTAACTAACTTCAGTATAGCTATCACAAGATTTATTACACAAGGATATCAACTTGTCAATAGATTTCACATGATAATGGCTGATGTAGTTAACTCCAGCCCAGGAACTGGAAATGCCGGTGCTGCAATGAGAGAACAAGCAGAAGTAAATGCCCATCAAGATGATTTTAATGAAAACGTCAATGTAGGTCGTCTTAAAGGTGAATCTATGAAACGTGAAAGAATCATCACAAAAGCATTTGAACAAGTTAGTGAAGTTTTAGCTAGATCAAGAGAAGCTAAAGTTAGTCAACTCAACAATAATTCTCAAAGAACTAGCGAAGCTATGAACAACATAGCCACCACACTTCAATATCAACTACAACAAAATCAGATAAAGAGAGATCTAGATACACAACGTCTGGCAGATCTTCAAAACAGAGACAAATCAGTCCCAGGGCAGCCAGCACCAATTGAAGCTGTAAAAAGCTTTGGATATCAATTATCAACTCTTGTAGGATCAATCCAACAAGTATCTGGTAACAGACTTTTGAAGGAATCTCCTAGAGAACTAGAGACTCTACAAGAAATCAACGAAAACATCAAAGACTTGAATCAAACAGTCAAGACTCAAGGAATGTAGTGTTTAAACAACATTGAGGATAATATGGATCAACAAGAAAGAGAACAACAAACTCATCAAGCAGTTTATATGTTGTTAAAAGTAATCTCATCTTCAAAGAAAGATACTGTAACACTATTTAAAACTACTTACCGAGAGTTCTTCTCAATTATACAAGTTCCTCCGATTCAAGAGTTTGAGGAACTTGTTGTGGTAGACAAACAAACAGCCGTTAATTTCTTGAAGAGAACTTACAAGTTCTTTACAAGAGAAGAACTTCATCAAGAACTAAAAGAAATTGCAG